ATCAGAGTACAGCGAATAATTAAAGGAATTGATAATCTCAAAAACAGGTAAACATGAAACAACAGGTAAGGAAAGAACCCAAAGTAGCCCTGTGCCGGCGTTGCCATGGCACGGGTAGAATTGAAACCGGGCGGCTCTTCCGTAGAGCGGAGGTCTGCCCCCAGTGTGAAGGTAGCGGACGTGTGACGGTCAGCGCGGAAATGGCGCTGGATATCCGTCCTTACAAACCCAAGGAAAAGCCCGTGGAGGATTAGTAGGTTATGGGAAAGCGGCACGGAGTGAGTTACCAGAAGCGTGTGGCTGATATCAACAGGATATATGACCAGTATGTCAAGACCGGTGTACCTAACCGGGAAATTTGGCGGCGGTACATATATCCTGTGTATGGTATTAGTGAACGTACTTTTTATAACATCCTGAACGCTTCGGCCGATCCCAAGAACGACTTGCCGGAAGACACACAACTGTTTTTCAATTTTGGTGAGGAATGAATATGAGGGAATTTTTTGAAGTCTTGGAGGAACATGCGGACGCTGCTATTTTTATAGCCTTCTTTGTCTATATGCTGGCGGATTGCATCACCTCCAATTTAAGAAAGAAATAATAAATATCGTATAATATGGAAGTAATTGATATAATGCAGCACATTGATGAGTTGTTACAGGGGTATTCCAATGAGGAATGCGCCCGAATTCTGAAAGAAGTGGTAAATGGATGCCAGACACGTATCGAGAGCTGTGAAGAAGGTGTATATACAGACTTATAGCGGATAATCCATGAACAAGGATGTGAAGGTTATCATCGGCCATATCCTGGACGACCTGCGGGTGGAACTGGGTGACGAGTTCAACCGGAATTTCGAGCGGCAGGCCTTCTTCTCCGAGGCGTGGGCACGCCGCCGGAGTCCCACCCGTCCCGGCGGGCATATCCTGGTGGACAGCGGTGAGCTCCGGCGAAGCATCCAGAGCCGGACAACGGAGAACAGTATCACCTTTTATACCACGCTTCCTTACGCGGCCATTCATAACGACGGTGGCGAGATTGTGGTGACGGCGAAGATGAAGCGTTTTTTCTGGGCGAAGTATTATGCCGCCACCGGGGCTTTTGGACGCAAAAAGGACGGGAGCCCCCGCAAGGACAAACGTACCACCCAGCTGTCATCCGAGGCGGAGTTCTGGAAAGTGCTGGCACTTATGAAGGTGGGCAAGACCATCAGGATTCCCCGCCGCCGTTTTTTGGGTACGTCCCCCGAGGTGGAACAGGCTGTGCGTGAGATTATCGAGGAGAATATAACGGAATACTTCAGTATTGATTTTGAAATAAACAGAAAATGAGAAAAGAACTTTACAACATGCTCCGTGAGCGTCTGAAGGAGGTGGACGGCGGGGCGGTCAGACACATCGACCTCTGGAACCACAATGTGGAGTTTATCGAACAGGAAGACGGCTGGGAGCGGCCGGCTGTTTTCGTGGAGTTCTGCCCGATCCGGTGGAATGCCATTGTCAGCGGTGTCGAGTACCGTGCCGAGCCTGTGGTGAAATTGCACGTTGTCACGGACTGGTCAGGCTCGGCGTCAGACGCCAGCCCCTTCCGCGAGGAAGCACTACAGGTGTTCGACCTGCTGGACAAGATTCATGAAGCACTCACGTGCATGGAGGGTGAGACGTTTACCTGTTTTGACCTGGTGGAGAGCCAGACAAACCACAACCATGAGGATATCATGGAGAGTATCGAGGTTTACCAGTGTGTGGCATTCAGACGGTTGCAGGATTGATATTGTTATGAGAACGGCCGGACGCATTGCTCCCGGCCGTTTTTTTATAGTTCTTTTATGCGTTTGTTGGCAATATCCACGTATTTCTGTTGAAGCTCGAACCCGTAGAAATTCCTTCCATTTTTTAAGGCTGCCACTGCCGTGGTGCCGCTTCCCATAAAGCAGTCGAGTACCGTGTCTCCCGGTTTCGTGCTGTCAAGTATCAGCTTTTCTATCAATTCCACAGGTTTCTGCGTGGGATGCACTTTCTCCCCGTTTGTTTTTTTTGCCCCGCTGTTGAAAGCCGGTATTCCCCGGATGATATTCCGTGCACCTTTTGCCTGGAATCTGGTGTTCAGCGTGCTGAAGATAATCAACTCGTGCTCGTTGGTGTAAAAGTTTCCACATCCTGACCCTTTATCCCATACAAGCAGGTTTCTCGGCTTGATATCCTCGAACAGCCCAAAGTAAAACGCGTAGCTTCTCCAGTCACAGAACCAATATATGCATCCGTCCGGTGCCAGTACCCTTCTGAACTCCCTGAACAGTTCCCGGTAGAATGGTACACAGATGGCAAGGTCTGCCGCCTGGGCTGATTGTCCGTCATGTGTCATTCCGAGGAAGTAAGGTGGGTCGCAAATAATTGTGTTTATATTTTTTACCCCCCCCATATAGCCAATGGACTTGATGCCGTCCAGGCAGTTGCAACAATGAATTTGATTGATTTTTAGTTCCATATTTTCTTGATTTAAAAAGTTTTTATATCTTTGTCATCAGGATAGCGTTGGAGGTCCAGTGCCGGATTGTAGTTCCGGAAGATTGCCTCCTCCGCTATTTCTTTTTTATGTGGCTGTACAGTTCCCTGCTGTCCGATATGCTGTGCAGTACGAATTCCCCCCAGTCATACTCCCTGACGATTACCAATGCTTTCTCCCCATGGACTTCCGTTTCGAAGATATGTGACTGCACCACTCTGGGAATCCCCTTGTGGTTGTCTGCCGTGCCCAGGTATTTGGCCTTCCCCAATACGGAGGCGATATCGAGCAGCATCCGGTTCTTCGCCTCGAAGAATTTGAACGGCTGGTTGGTCCATTCGTTGATGGATTTGCGTGTGACCTGTATTTTGTGCGGGAAGTCCGGGTTCGTGACCGTGGTCCCTTGCAAGGCTTTCGCCTTGTGTCGTGTGGTCCTGGCGTCAGCCCTGGCCATCTCCCTGACAATCCTGCACGCGGCGCACAGCTCGTTCTCCGGTATCTTTTTTGCCAGCTCCGTCTTTTTTGCCAGGTCGCAGCTGCCGCACTGCCGTATGGTGTAGGGGTTGTAGTCGGGCACCGCCTTCTCCTGCTTCCCAGGGTTGAACCGGAACATCTCGCCTTTCCCGTCCCCGAACACGCTCTCGGCCCGTCTTCTTGCCTCGTCCGCCGGTGTTGCCGGGTATTTGGACTTTCGTACCTGCACCACGTCACAGCGGCAGTTCCACCCGTTTGGCGGGAAATACTCCTCCCAGAACGGGTCACCGGGTGGCAGTGTTATGCCGTGGAGTTCCGCGTGCTCGGGGCGTACCTTGTCGTCGCTGGCTGTCCGGTATTGCAGGTAGTAACGGTCCCCGTCCCGGATAAACCTCTCCCATTTGGCCGCCATTTCGGCCGATGCCTGCACGAAGTTGTATTCCGCCCGCAGGTAGTTCGAGTTGTACGTCTCGTCTATCTTCCGGACATCGTTCAGGAAGCGTTTGAACGGCTTTCTTTCGCCGTTCTCGTCCAACAGCGAGGGGAAGGCCTCGTTCAGTTCATGGAAGGTCTTCATTCCAGAGAACACGTAGTCGGACCGTTGGAGCCTGCGCCGCATCGTGTCCGTCATCTCTACCTTCTGGAACGACGAGTCGAGTGCTGCGGCGTGTGCTTCCGTGAACTCCCTCATTCTCGGCGTTTCAAGCACCTCGATACGTAACTGGGAACCTTCCAGCTTGTAGAGTGTCTGCATCATCCCGTCGAACAGCGAGGAGAGCTCCCGCCGTATCTCCCGGATGTGTTCCTCCCTTCCGGCTTCCAGCTGTGCTGTCATGTTCCCCGTCAAGCGGGCGTATCTTTCATGGAGCCCCTCATAGTCGGAGGGGCTCAGTCGAAAAAACGGGACGGTCGCATATTTTCGGCTTTCTTCTTCCCCTCCTTTGTGCCCTTACCGTCATCTTCCGGCTCCTTCCCGGGTAGTACGGGAGCTACCTGCTGCCTTCTTTCCCCTACCGGCATCCCGTATTTCCCTTCGAAGTACTTCCCGTCCACCTCATAGTTGGCCAGCACCATCTCCTCGTACGCTTTTTGCTGTTCGGGGGTATAGTCCACCGAGTCGTCCCATTCGAAGCGCATCCCCTTCACCGGAAACCCGTGCTTTGCCATGCGCGGTATGAGCTGGTTGTTCACAATGTCCTTCAGCATCCTGCAATCCCTCTCCACGAGGTTCTCGAATACTTCCAGGTGCGTTTTCGACTGTGAGAGGCTGGATCCGTCCTCGATGGTCATGGTCTGCCCGATAACAAGTTTGGAGAGCTCGGAGTTTGCCCGGTCCACGCGTTTGTCATAGACATTGAAGGCGTCGCCCCTTGTGCTCTCGACCACCTCGATGTCCGTTCCCTGTTGGAACACGCCCCACAGGCTGGCACCCATGCTGTCCATCATCTTCTCCATCTTGGCCAGTTCCTTCTCGTCCCTGGTCGTTGTTTTTGCGATGCGCATGGGCATCCCGAATATTTCGGCGAAGGTGTCCCAGAAGGCGAGCGCGTTCTTCTTCGGTATGGTCGCCGTGGCGGCCTTGAGGAACAGCCCGAGGCTGTCGGGGCTTCCCGCCTCTATGAGCCACTCGGTAAACGGCGGTTTCCGGTATTCTATTCCTGTCGTCCAGTCCTGCCCGAGGTCGGTGATGACCCGCCTGTATTCGGG